GGTTGCCCCAGGAGCCCCGTGCGTAGACCAGGGCTATGCCGACCCCCTGAAGGAGCCGAACTACGACTGCAGGGGACCGGGGGAGGACATGCTGGTGCCAGACACCCCTTCCCAGCCCTCCATCGGGGTGCCGGCGGAAACCCAGGCTCCTGCCCAGAAGTGGGATGGGGTGCTGCTGGACCGAATCAAGGTCATGGAGCTCGGGCTGCGTATCAAAGCTATCCGCCGGCTGCGTTGGTTGGACCTGCACAAGAGCTCTGATCTCCTGGCTATCGAGCAAAAGTACCTGCGGGACACCAGCACGGAGAAGGACAAGCTCGCCCAGAGTCAGGTGGCTTCCTACCGTGAGCAGCTCGTGCAGACACAGGCGGAGCTCTCTAAGTCCAAGGCCTGGTACCGCAGCTGGACCTTCGGGCTGGTAGTGGGGGTCGTCCTGACCTCCGCTGCGGTTGCGGGTGTTGCGATCGCTATTCGCAAGTGAAGCTAAAGAAGGGCCGAGGCCCTTCTCTGCCGTACCTCCTTTCGTTCAGATCGTTCAATTACTTTGTGCGCACGACACGGAAACCGACTCCAGAAGTTGGTCCTGATCCTCCTCTCGCGGCTCCTCTCAGTGCTCTTGAGTAAGACGTAGATGAACCTCCTCTGCGAACTCCTCCTCCAAGGGCACCATCCTGTACAGGATCGGTGACGGTCACGGTCCCCAAGTCCGCGACGTACTTGTCGTGCGTCATCTCTAAGACGTTACCAGCCATATCGTACAGGCCCTTGGCATTGGGCTTCTTCTGCCCCACCGGGTGGATACCCTTCCAATTGGGGCTTACCCCCGTGTTCCCACAATACCAAGCGATCGGGTCAAGGTAGACATCCAGCTGGGTAGCACTACAGCTATTGTATTGGCAAATGACAGGATCAATAGGCCCGCCGTAGAAGGCGTCAGGATCAATGGGCGTAGACGTCCCACCGCGATAGGCGTACTCCCACTCGGCTTCTGTTGGGAGCCGATAGCCTGTGCACGTGTAGATGTTGGTGAGGAGGTTGACACTCTTCTTACACAGTGCCGGTCGCCCACCGACCCAGTTGCAGGTGTAGCATGGGAACAGACCAGCCTGTTGGCTGAGGGCATTGGTGTAGGCCACGGCATCGTTCCAGGTGGCGTTATCTACCGGACAGTCAACACCACATCCTGGGTAGACCGAGGGGTTGTACCCCATCACAGCCTGGAACTGTCCCTGGGTCACTTCGGTTGTCATGATTTCAAACGCATGGGAGAGCTTCACTAGGTGTAGGCTCTCGTCCGTACCTCTGCAGGGCTCGGTTGAGGGCGAGCCCATTTGGAAGCCGCCCAAAGTCATCTTCGAGGTGTTGGCGAGCGTAACCCAGGTGCCGGGCACTGTTGAACCAGCATCCGGTTGGATGGAGTCAAGTTTCGTGGAGTCCGGTCGCATGGAGTCCGGATGCCAGCTATCGGGCTTGATGGAGTCTGGTCGGCTATCAGGTTTCAGTACCAAACTGTCCTTTCGGATTTGATCTTGTACCATTTTCCTGTCGGTAGACAACGAGTAATCCAGTACCTTGCCATCAGGCTTGGCCGGGTCCGGCTTGTGGGCATCGATCTTGACAACCTGGGTATCGGCCCCCGGTACGCTCAGGTCTTGCTCCACACCACTGTCAGGATCCAGAACCTCAACATTGCTACACCCGAGGACGAACACTATACTCAATAACAGAGCACGCATGATTGCCTCCTTGAGTTAGCTCTTGTTGCTTTGCGCGTGGATACGTGCCAGCACCAGCTTCTTGCCGGCCTCCGAGAGTTGACGGAACTCCCTTTTTCCGTCCAGGTACTCCAGAACTTCGTAGATTGCCTTCTCCAATTGTGAAGCCATGTAGAACTCCTTTCTTGGTTATGATCCTTATACCAAGACAGGATCAACATATTCTAGCTGGTAGCTAAAAAGAAGCCCCGGAGATCGGGGCTGGAGATCAGATCATCTTAGCATCGTTTAGGAGGCGGGTACGGGCTTGCTCGATGTTCTGGACACCTTGAAGGCTGATACCTAGGTTGTCAGCCATGCCCGCAAGTTCGGTGAGGTCAAGCTGGAGGAACTCTTCCTGTGAGATCGTAGCCCATTTCTCGTTCTCAGGGCCCACTGTGCCGGGTCTCACTCCCGGCGAGGTCAGGAACCCCGGGTGTCGTCCTCGAGCTTCTGGAAGTACTCCTCCATCGTGAGGTCGTCAGTCACCGTGCGGCTGCCCTCACTGATGGCACCCTCCTCCTCCAAGCGGGAGGACAGGCCCTTAAGGCCACCCTTGATGACGAAGAGTTCGGCGTTCAGCTCGTTGTAGTTGTCGGTGCTGGCCTTCACGAGGTCGTCCACAACCGTGCCAATGGTGTCGAGCTTGTCGCTGAGCTCCTTGAGGTACTTGAGGACCGACTTGTTTACGTCACCATCGTCGTTCTCGGGGCGCGCGGCGGGCCGGCCGCGAGGACGCTCTTCCTTCTTCCCCTCCGGCTCGTCCTTCCCCTCCGGCTCCGGCTCCGGCTCGGACTTGCGGCCGGGAACACCACGCCCCTTCTTCGTGTCCTTCTTCCCTTTGTCTCCCTGGTCTCCGCCCTTCTGGTTCTCCAACACCCACTCGGCCAGCTCGTCGCGGGAGAACTTCGACACCTCCTCTGCATCCAGTCCCAGGGTCTTCGCCAGCTTCCGCAGAAGGAACTTGTTCATGTTCTTGATCTCGCTCGCAGTCGGTACACCCATTGATGATCTCCTTTTGAGGTCGTTTGCGGACTCCCACTTGTTTGAGCATCACTCTGAGCGCCGCGGTGTCCGCGATATCGCGCGCCCTGGTCCTTGCACTGACTACCTCTTGGTGAGCCGGCTCCCAATCCAGGCAATAGCCGCCCTCCTTTAGCATTCGCAAGCTCGTGTACGTGCACCGGCCCAGTTGGGCGCAGGTGAAGCAAACGTGCTTCATGGCTACCGTTCCTGGAACTGGTGCTCGTTCTCCACATAACAGGCCGTTACACAGATGTCGCTACATCCGGCGCAGTCAAGGTTGCAGCGGATTTGAGAGTAGATGTACACCCAGTTTTGGTGTTGCCAAGTGACGATGGCGTCTCGTGCTCTATGCACGGGGGAGGTGGAGAGTTCAGTGACATCCTGTTCGCCCTTGATGATTGAGATCAAGACCTCGCGCGCTAGCGTTCTGCATAGTACCCGGCAGATTGCTAGCTCATCACCAATGTCAGTGGCTCGATTGTAGTAGCACAGCCGCATCAGCTCCGTCTGATTAAGATCCTCCCATAGCACACGAGTGATCTTGAATTCTCGGGGGTCGTTCTTCTTGCGCCTCCCTTTGACTTTCACCTCTTCTACATGGTGGTAGAAGGTATCATCATGTTCTGGTACTGGCGGTTCCAAGCCCCTGTACACCTCTACGTCGTATGTCATAGGCCCACCGCCCGACAGAAGGTGACTTCCACTCTTGGGTTCTCATGGTCGTGGTCCTTGATGAGTGTATGGATGAAGGTGCAGCTGTCGTCTACGTTGAGCGCGTCCTTCAGCGCATCTTCTACTAGCTTGACACGGTTGGAGAGGTCCATCCGCTTCCACCTGGTTTCGGCCTTTCGTTGCCCGGCCTTTGCCCCACGCTCGAATCGTTCACTCCAGCCTCGGTTCTCGATCTCCTCGAAGAAGAAGTGGAGAACGAGTTCGTATTTCAACTCCTGTGATAGGGCCTTGGCAAACTGTAATCGGTTCTGATTGATAATCGCTGTGGTGGCTGCCTTCTTCCAGCTGCGCGCTTCACCCGTCAGTGCCCGCCCACCACCACGGATGTTGAAGTAGATGTGGTTGGAGGATGGGGGCATGGGCAATGTTGCTTCGACGCTCACTGCTTTGTCCGCCGAGGTAGCGGTTTTCGACTTGGCCGGGATGGAGGCAGGGCCAACCTTCGCGGGCGCTCGTCGCGGTCCCGTATTTGATGGGCCATGACACGGACGCTGTCGATGTGAGCTTGTCGCACGCCCTTCTTGATCTCTTGTTCTCGCACTGTAATCAAGCGGGAAATCAATTTCCAGTTGGCGTCCCATGCGTCTACCACCGCGCTGAGGAGGTTATGGAGGCACTCGAGCTCAAACGCGCGAGCACGAGACAAGACATACCGCCTATCAGTGGTCTTCCTGGACTCTTTGTCCGCAGTCGTCCCATCCTTTGTGAGCCGTACTTTGCTGGCCACGAACTCATGCCTCTCCTTTGCTTCTTTGTATTTGTTCTTAACGTCTGCAAGCTGCCCTACCACGTAGGAGTAGTAGACCTGCACGAGGGTCGATAGCTCACCCAGGCGATGCTCGCTGAGCGACATGATGTCAATCGGGATGATAGGAACACCATCTTCATCCAGGAGGTCACTAGAACCAGTAGGTCTGGACGGCAGTTTGATGCCGCGTCGAACCATCTCCTCGTATGCGCCGTCGGACACCTGATAGGCATCCTCACCCTCGTCGATCTCCATGGACATCCCACTACCTGACCGTGCAAGTGGCTTCTTGGTTTTATCTAGGACCTCTACAATGTCTCCGTTGTCCTGCTTCACTTTCATGCGTCACCTCACAACCGGTACCGCGGGCTTCTGCCCGTCTGCGTGCGGGTATCTTTCAGCTTTGGAGGCTTGCAGACGTAGGAGTAGCGACAAGTCCGGCAATGGAACCCTGGTTCTTGTGGGGGCTCCTCATCTTTCAGGGCGCACGCACGCACGAATTCGACCTTCTTGACGATCGCACCCCAGAGCCGGGGGTTGAAGCGCTCGACGTACTCGGCCATAGAGCTGGTGTTCTTGTCGTAGTAGAGGATCACAAAGACTGGCAAGTCCATGCAGCCCATGTAGACATTGGACTGAACCACATGCTCTTCCTTGGGCTTGGACATGGACTTGAACTCGTCAGTATTGATCGACTTGATCTCGATCCCGAACCTGATGTTGTCCCCTTCGATGATCTCGTACTCTCCATCTGTGGTGGATGCGATATCCAGCTTGTCAGCGGTACGGGAGGTCTTTTCGTTCACGTGCTTTTCGTCCGTGAACGTTTCTGCCCCCTCTGACCGCTTGCAAATCTCTTTCAGATAGTCCTGGAGCTGGATGTGGATCATGGTCCCAGTATTGAAGATCCTACGAAGTCGTGGGTCGATGTGCTCGTGGGCTTCGGCTCCGGTGTAGCGGTAGAACATCTTCCGGCCGCAACCCATAGGGTATTGACCGCAGAGAGAGCGGCCACCATTGGAGCCGATGTCAGAGGCGCTGAAGACTCCCAATACCATCTTGTGTGGTTCGAGATTCAAGTCCTCGAGATAGGACTCAATCCTTGGGATCAATTGCACTTGACGGAGGGCTTGCCGGAGTTCGTCAGCGCTGTTGGCTTCCAGGTCAGCGATTGTTGTCAGGCGCATTTGCCAACTCCTTGAACAGCGCGTAGGGGAGGACTGCGAATGCCTCCCGTGCTTTGGCGAACTCCACAATGAGAGCTGGCTTCTCGTCCGCCTCCATGGCCAGTCCTGTGATCTTCGCAAGGTCGAGGAGTTGGATTCGATAGTAGTGGAGGCTGTCGGTGTACTTATGCTCCAGCCTCCACTCTCCCATCACACGCACGTCACCCTTGTAGCCTCGTAGTCGTGTCCCACCAGACCCTGGCTGTGGACGTCCACCAAGGTCGTCGGCCAACACCTTCTCCAGCCTACGAGAGGTCTTGATCCGCTCCTTGGACAATCGGCTCTTTTCAGGGTCTGGCGCTAGCTCAAGGTTCAGGTCGATTTCTACGCCGTCTTCAATACATGCGGCGCAGAGATGCGACTGCCGCAGGATGCGTCCGCCCTCACCTTCGCGTCGCATGAAGTTGATGCACGTGGTACTCGTGACCTGTTTGCACCGGTCGCAGTGGGTACCGTACCCCTCTTCGCTCAACTGGAGATAGAACGGGGCTTTCAAACTAGCCTCACGTGCGCAAGGCCGGCATGGACATACAGCAACTCTTTCAGCGTCCGTACCAGCTCGGGTTCGGTCTCCAGCAATCCCAACATCTTCTCCTCACCATGCACGGGGTCCATCTCGATTTCTGGGATCACATACCGGGCTCCGTCTTTCTTCTCGATGACCTTGTGCTTCAGGCACTGGGTCAGGAGGTCACCATCGGTGTCGACTTCCAGTGGGTCGAAGTAGAGACTGAAGGTACCGGAGGCACCTTCATGCGTGCCAGACTTGCCCTTAGTGACCTCCCAATTGACCTCCTTGCCGATCTTCACGTCCTTCAGCCTGATGGGTGCCCCAGGGTAGAGGGAGAGGCGGATGAGGTTCACGTGTTGGAGCGCATAGGCTCCTTTGCTGTCGTAGGCTCGTCCGTAGGTCTTGCCACCGCCAAGGTTGAGCTTCGCGCGAGATTGCCGGATGGCAACGATCGTAGTCTCGTTGACCTCTACATGGGGATCGAGTCCTTTCCAGCCGCAGTCGGGACACAGGTACTTGAAGTTGATGGTCTTGGTGTCGGTGACGTGTTTGTCCAATGGGGCGCGAGCACAACCAGGACATCGGAAGATGGGGTTTAGCGCGTCTAAGATCTTCTTCGACCACTTGGTTTGAAGCATGGCCGGACTTGCTACCTGCGGGGTCTCATCCAGCGCGGCCGTGTCTTCAGGTGCTGTTAGCATCATGTCCCAGCTGTCTATACCAATAGCTTGGTAGATGTTGTGCTCTACGGCGTAGACAATGCCATCTAGCACGTTCTCAGCTGGTCCTTCGAAGATGTGGAACTCGCCAACTCCAGGGCACTCAATGGCTTCTTTGATTTCTTGTTTTGTCAGCGGCTCTTCCCCCCGCAGCTTGCGAGCACGTTGGGTGACGTCGATGTCGTACTTGCTCATCTGGACACGCACTCCACACATTTGCGCGAAATGCTTGTCTACGAAGTTCTCAAAGCACGCCATCGCCACGCACGCGCGCTCTCCGTAGTTCCGTTGGACTTCAGCGAAGTAACGGTAGAGCAGGTAGTTCTTCCCCGTGCTCTCCGGGCCATCCACCTGACAGACACCGCCGGCTGGCAGACCACCACCGGTTGAGAGATCGATGGAGGTGATGCCGTTGGGCCGGCGGAGGTCGAAAGCATTCCAGGCTTCACTTGCAGGACGGATGATCGGTCCGTTGTTACCGAACCGCATGTTGATGGCGAGTGCCACCTGCCTGGGATCGGGTTTGGGGAACCGCTCCCATTCGCCCTTGGCCTTCTCCTGGCTCTCGGCCTTGGCCTTCCTGCCCTTGGCCGCGGGTTTGTCCTCACCACCTACGGACTTTGCCGTGACCCTACTTGGGGCTTTTCTTGACATCATCAGGCTCCTTCTCGTAGGGCTCACTCCCGAGGTCTGGATCCAAGGGAATGTTGACATTGGGATTGGGTTTAGGCGGCACGCCTTTGTGGGCGAGCTTTTCCTTCTCGACCTTCGCGGGGTCGATCTCGACCGCGTACTTGTCCATGAACATCATCCTTTCTGGCTCTCTCACGTCGATGTATTCGTGAAAGATCTGCTCGTTTGCCTTCCGCAGGACCGCCAAGTATAGGAGGTCCTGTAGCAGTCGTTGGATCAGGGGTATGCCCCAACCCTCAGTGTGCTTCGGTCCAACTTTCTCCATGTCCGATGTCCACTCCTAACGGGATACTGAGACCACGAAAGGGGAAGCCCTTCAGGATATCGGGTACGGGCTCAAATGGATTCTCCATGAGCGTGGTGATGAGTGGGATGGCTTCCTCCAGGTTTTCTGGTGGGACTTCCATCATGATTTCGTCGTGGATCTGCAAGATTTGACGAACGCCTAGATCACGCAGACGCTCACTCTCTCTGCTCTCCCAATCGCCTCCGCCCTCTAATCGGAGCTGAGCCAGACGTGCGACGTCAGCAGCCCCACCTTGGATCCTGCTGTTGACGTCCTGCCGTAGGGCGCGGGCAGCCAACCTACCAGGACGTTCAGGGACCCACTTCTTATCTCTAGGATTGAAGTATCCTTCGCGCCAGTCGGCATCGGCATCCGTTAGCCGCCGAATACGTCCGAGGTAGGTGTAGGCCTCGAGATTGTGTCGGGTGAACTTGTGGATCTCTTCTATGAATGCTTGCACGCGCGGATAAGGTTCGAAGTACTTCTTGATCTTCTCTTCCGCTTCTTCGTAACTGATTCCTAGATCCGCTGCTAAGGCTCGGGTACCTTTGGAATAATTGAGCCCAAAGCCGATTGTCTTAGAAGTACGGCGATATCCAAGAAGCTCATGGATCCATTCTGGCCACTCACCTTTGGGTACCTCTTCCTTTTCTAGACGTCCGCCCTCTTTCTTGGCACGAACGATCTCTTCGTAAGGGACGTTGTACATCAAGGAGGCCGTCCCCATGTGGATGTCCCAGCCGCGGCGGATGACGTCCCGCATGTTCTCATCACCCGACAGGTCGGCCATGATCCGCATTTCGAGCTGTCGGTAATCAGCACAAACTAGATCATAACCTTGCCCCGGCATGAAGGCCCCACGAATGTTGTAGGGGTCATCCTCGGGGTTCCGAATATTTTGAAGGTTGGGGTTGCGGCTGGAGTTATGCACACAGATTTCATTTGCTACGAATGCATGAGTGTCTTCGACCTCCAAATCGTAGACCGGTAACACAGGACCTGGTTCTACCGAGAGGATTTCGTGGTTGTTGACTAGCCCATAGCACTCAAGCAGTTTCTTATAAGTATAGAATCCCACCGATAGTGATTCGTAGCAATATGGCTGTGGCAGAAGTGACGCGTCTAGGAGGCGTCGACGGCTGATGAACTTGCCATCAGCTCCATACCTCTTCCGTATCGCTTTTAAGTCTAAGCCCGTTCTTTTGTACTCGCGTTGTAGGACATTGAAGTCTACGCCACTCAGTTGGATGATCTTTTTGATTTGTCCTTTGCAAACAGCCGCCCATTTCAGGAGTGTGCTACGAGGTATCTCTTTCCAACTAGAGTTCAATGGTCCTACCCGCATACTCGCGCTAACTACGGCCTTAGCTCGAACATCTGGTCGGAGTAGAACAGATGTCCTGAACTGCTTGAGTTCCTCGCTGCAATGTGTGCCGTGATACCGAGAGTGGTAGACTTTTGTCTGCCCTTCTAGGTTAGAAGGGCAGTTATTCAACTTGTCCTCGTCTTTGTGGTGGATCACCTCTCCTGACATGCCCAACGCCCGCCCCACAAATACGTTTTCTCGTATCTCCTTACCTAGTCTAGGGTACAAATGACAGTAACCATATGATTGTTTCACGCCAGCGTGCAGGGATAGAACACGGTCTTTAGGTTTTAGATCCTTTGCCCTTACCCAATCTCCCGAAATCAGGCGAACCTCATGGTCTGGGGTCAAGAGTAACTCGCCCGTGTGCTTGCGACCGCTACCCTGCCATTTGATCCTGACTGTCTTCTTCGTGCCAGTTTGGCCCGCCCACAGTACCTTCTTCAAGTGCAACCCACCGCGACGATCGTAAGAGTATACTAGGTCCCCCTTCTGTACTGCTTCGATGGGTTTGCCGTTTGGGAACTTATTACGATCACAGGGCATCTGTATTTTAGTACCGGCGGCGACACAGAGGCGGCCAGTTACCGTCACGTGCTGATTGAGCGTTGGATGGATCCGGCAATGGCTGTCCGCGCGCTCGACCATACCCTTGATGTAGGTACCCTCGGTCTTCTGTAGGTCTCGCCATTCTAAGATCATCTTGCTGAATTCACAACCATCCTGAGCCCAGGCTGCTAGCACGTTTTCGTTCAGCTGTGGCTTGACGTTCCTACTCTCACCGCCCTTGGTCATGGTGAGGGGTGCCCTCTCCATGTCTTCGAAGAATAACCGCCGCAATTGGGTGGGAGAGCCGATATTGACTTCTATGCCCGCCAGCTGATTGAACCGCTTAGAGATCCTCTCCATGTCTCGTTGGATGGGCCCCTCCAACTCGCGCAGATATCCGATATCGATCATGACCCCGCGGCGTTCACAGTGGTAGAGGACCTTTGAGTACGGTACCTCGACCTTATTGAAGAGATCCCACATGCTGTAGCCGTAGAGCGTAGGGATGTGCTCGAGTTTGTCCTTGAGATAACGATGGACAGCTAGACTAGCCCAGGCGTCTAGAGAAGCGTAGTCGATGGCGACCTGCGGCTTCTCCTGCATGATACGCAGTAAGGTGTCTTGATAGGTTTCGTTTCGGGACTTCCTGAAGGTGGACTTGAACTCCTCCATGTTGAGGTGGAGGTAGCGCTTGGCTGCTTCCTTCAGACCATGGCGCTTGTTCTCGTCGTATAGCCAATCCATCACCAACGTGCAGTGGATGGGCCCCGCTAATAGTGGGACCCCGCTGTTAGCGAGGATGTTGTTGTCGTAGTTGGCATTGGTCATTACCCATGTGATGGAGGGATTGTTGCCCAGCTCCTTGCTGAAGATCTCCAACATCTCGGGGTCAAGACAGAATCGTTCCCCCAGGTCAGAACAAAGGGACCAGAACAAGACATGGTCCCTGGAGATGTCCAGGCCCGTGGTTTCGGTATCAACTGCGCAGATACGTCTGTCTCGGATCATCCGGCAGATTTGCAGCATCCTTCGGGGGTCGTCTACCCACTCAGGGATTGGTAGCTTGCGCCACATGGTGTCCTTGATTATGGGGAGGGAGGGGTCCAATGACCCCTCCCCCGCCCGGTTGATCAATAGGGAAGTTCGTCGTCTACCGCGGGCTCCTCCCGTTGTTCGCGGTCGTATTCCTGCACGTGACGACGGGTCTCTTCCTCCGCGAACGGGTTCTTCACCCGCAGGTTTTTGGACTGGTACTGGTGGCTGTCACCCACAAACACGCGATGAAGGATATCGCGAGTCGGAATCAAGTCCTTCACGCGCTCATCGATTTTCTGGGCATGGTGCCGCCCGATGATCAGCATCGACTTCGTCCCCTCGCCCTCTCGGCGTACCTCAAGGTCAACATCCCACAGCCGCAAGGGGTCGGGATCGTTGCAGTCGCTGCAGTCGTAGTTGGGATTGAGGAAGTCGTTGGTGTCACACTTCTTGCACTCGTGTGGCCCGCCCGTCACCTCCCGCACTTTCTTCGGGGTCCAGAGCTCGGGGTCACTTTGGACATCGATGACGTCATGGTCACATCCTGCGCACGTCCAGAGCGGGATGTCGATCTTCCCACCACACGTACACTCCTTCTCCAGATCTGCGGTCTTGGCGGTCAAGGCTACCATGTGTTGGCTGCCCATGCTCCAATGCTCGAGCTTGCCGAACACCTTCTCATAGCCTGCTCGCCGAACCTTGGGATCATCCTCTTCCGCGTCCGAGCACAGGACACGGTTCATGATCGGGTCACCCGTCTTGTGCCACTTGCTGTCTTGCTGGTAGATGAGGGCTTTGCCGTCCTTGTCCGCAGCCGGGATCAGGTAGAAGAAGTCAAGGTGGATCAACAGCAGGCCGTAGAGCGGGCGGAAGCTGACATCCTTCGCGCCGTTGTCACGCTCATAACAGGAAACGCAGTTGCCCACGCCCTTGAGTTTGTCATCTACCAGCTTGTAGTGGCGATTGCAGATGAAGGTCCTTTTACAGCGATCAGAGTAGTGCTCGACGTACTCAAAGTACGGAGCCCGTCCACCCTCGAACGTAGGGTAATTGCCGGGAATCAGCCGGATGAGAGCGGACTCGCCCGTGGGCGGCTTGAAGCGGGCATTGAAACGAAAGCCGATCATCGGCTTGCCGCCGCTCCGGCGTTTGTTGTCCGCCAGCTTCTTGTTCATACGTCGACCGAAATTTCGGTCGAGATCAGCTCTTCCTGGATCTTCGGACATGTTTCCTTCTCCACGTTGTGAACGTCTCTGGATTGTTGATCACTTCGGTGATGGTCTCTGGTGGAAGATCGTCCGGTTGTGCCCCGTCATCTTGGTCTCGGGGATACCGGCAGACCGCCACGTGATTAGACCGCCTCAATCGTTCTCCGGCTTCAAATACTCCTTTCTGTGCGTCGACCGTGTTGTCCAGGAACAGGACCAGCTCACACGCCGTGCGCTGAAGCAGCCGTTGCTGAACGGCTGACAAGTAGGTCCCCATCAAGGCCACCGTATTCCAGGCACCGTTCTGGATCATCCACAGTGCGGCCTTGAACCCCTCCACAATGTATATCCGATCTACATCTCCGTGGAAGGCTGGGGAGTACACCCGATGCATGTTCCAGAGGAACTGGGATTTCTGGAAGTCGTACCCACGATAGTGGGCACTGAGGCGCAGGAGATCGACCTCCTTGTAGAAGAGATACCGCGGATTGTCTCCCGTTACCGTCCTACCCGAGATCCCATACAGTACCCCCAGATGGTTTCTGATGGGGAATGTGATCCGCTGATAGTCCTTGTCGAATCCAATATCATGCGCGGCCAGTACCTTCTTCTCAAACCCGGCGTCCAGTAACGATGTCGGGCAGAAGTCAAAGACACCCAAGATGCTCTCGTTGAGGGGCATGAGCCCCTTGAAGAAGTCTCGAGGCTCGGCCTTCTTTTTTGGCCGGTCTGCGAGTTGGTCCTTCACGAGGTCGAGGATGGCTTCTCGCTTTCGGGAAGGAGCCCCAACCTCTTTCAAAAACGTGAAGAGATTGCCGCTGGTGCGACAGGAGTGGCAGATGAAGAGGCCGTTATCCAGGTTCATGTAGAACGCGCCTTCAGTCGACTCCTGATGGAACGGGCATGCCCCCTGGATGTTCTTATGGTCGGACGTCTCCTTCCACCACTTCAAATAGGTGTTTGCAAGGTCTCGGACGACGTCGTTGACCTCACTCATTTCCGTCGGTCCTTGGAGAACTTCATCCCCTCCAGGTGACTGTGCCGTTCTAGCTTTGCTATCTCCCGTTGCTCTTCGATGGCTGCTTGCTCCTCTTCAGCCTTGAATAGTGCTTGGATCTGTCGGGCGCTGGTGAACATCTGCCGGAGAAGGATGCTTTGCGCGAGTTTCACGTCCAGAAGGAAGCCAGATAGCCTGATCTCCCTAGCCCCAGCGATGATACAGGCAAGCTGTACCTGCTCCTCTTCCTTCTCGATCTTGATGATTCGCATTGCCAGGTCACACTCTTGGCCGAAGGCATCACTGAATGCGAGCTCGGCCAGTGAACCACCACGGCTCTCCTCGCCCTTTCGGTTAGCCTGGGTAGTGATCACGACCGGGACACGATACTGCTGTGCAGCTTTCTTCAAGCCACGTACCACCGATACCATCTCCCGTACCCAGTCATGCTCGCCGGATTGCATGCGATAGGCGGCGTCCAGGAAGACGATATCAGGTTCGAACTCTTCGATCTTAGACCGGAATGCACTGATCTCTTGTTCGGTTTTACCGCACCAACCAGACGTGATGAGGAGGGAGTTGGAGAAGCCCGACTGCTTCAGCCGTCGTTCTTCCTGCTCCAACTCCTCCGTCAGTGTGAAGAACTCACGCTCTTCCTCTTCAGAGAGTTGGCCGTTTCTGAATGACAGGTAGTCGACCCCCAGAATGCGGGCGACCGTGCGAGTACGGATCTGAGCGGGGGACATCTCCTTACTGAAACACAGGACCCGGCAATGTTGATGGAGGTAGCATTCCACCATCATGTCTACTAGCAGCCAGGTTTTGAGGCTCTTCGGACGTCCATAGATGATAATCAGCTCGCCCGCCTGCATACCGCGGGTCTGCTCGTTGAGCGGGTGGTCTTGTCTGCCAGTTCTCTGCGATACCTCAGGGCGGCCGTCTTTATCGTGCCGCCCCCAGCCTGTAGGGTAGGGGATGCCGAGATAGCCTTCTTCGTTCTTGGCCATCTCGTACTCCCGTCGTACCTCTTCCATGGAGGAGGCCAATAGCAAATCGTCTGACACAGAGGCTGTGATCTGGAGGATCTTGATGTCCTTGTTCAGTCTGTCGATCGCGTCCTGTGGGTCTTTGTCGATGATGTCCGGCAGCTCTTCTTGAAGCAGTGTCAGCTTTCGTCGCAGGTAGTCGTCCCTGATTTCCACGCACAGGCTCTTGAGAGACATGCGCTTGGAGGGCTTGGGGAACTCCATGGCCGGGAACCGACGATGCAATGTGTCCCAATCAGGAACGGTGTTGCGGGTGTCCCGTCCCTGGTACTTGCCCAGCAGGAACTTGAAAGCCGTTCGTGCTTCAGGGTTACCAAAGATGTCGGCTGTGATGTTCTCGGAGAGGGGCGTCTTCATGTCCCCCATCTCCACGATCATCGATATCAGCTGGAGTTCGGGGTGTCCGGCCATAGCTAGGCTTCACGAATATGAATGATGTGGCCTTTGTTAATGAGATGCTCCCGTACGGTCCCCTTGCTATACAAATCATCGATGATTGCTACACCGATATGATAACGGTCGGCCCACAGCAGCCTGCCTACGGTACCGGCCCCTTGAATACCTTCTGTTGGATCAATACCGAAGAACACATCCTTGCCGATCCATTTGACGATCTTGCTGTGCCAGTTGTCTTGGGTGAAGAGCACGTCCTTGAGCTTGGCCACGACTTCCTTCAGGTCCCGCACTGTCTGCTGTAGGGCTTTGAACTCTGTCCACAACGCCCCCACGGAGGAGACAGTTGGGGGATTCGGCTTGTCTTTTGCCATCAACCACTCCTATGCAGCCGCTGCGATGTAGGACCCGGCGTACTCCTCAAGCACAGCTCGCTTCTCCATGTCCTTCGTACTCTGCGCAGCGCGCGTGATGGCCTGCAGCACGCCGTAGCGATTGAACATGGGCTCGGCCTTGAACGCTTCTTTCACTTCTTCCTGGAAGGTCTTGGTGGCCTCCATCTTCGTGAGGAAGCGCTCGATCTCCTTCTCGACGTCCTCTACGCAGTCCAGCTGCTGCTCTTGCAGGACAGTCAGGCGGCGGCGATTGTTCTCGTACTGCGAAGGGAGCGCGCGGAAGGTGTCATCCAGAAGTCCGTCGATCTGCATGTCATCGATCGAACGATGGACGCGATAGAGCATCCGGCCGCCCTTGACCGTCATGATCGCGCCATTGAGACAGACCAGGCGAAACTGGAAGCCGTCAATGGTCAGGGCCGTGTAACCGACTTCGCTGTTGCGCATGTGGAAGCCCTGATATACCCAGTCGCCATCTGGCAGCTTGCCTTCACGCTCGGCCGTGTTGTAGATGGCCTTGGTCTCGGCCCGCGTGCGGTCGAACGGGCCCATGTTGACGGGCTCACCCACGACCGTGAAGTGGCTGGCACGATCGTTGTAGAAGTCGGTCCCAAGATGGTCGCGCATGAAGCCGAGCCCCTCTACCTGCTGACGGAAGCGCTTGCTCAGACGGTCGAACACGCGAACGTTGTCGATCGGGGAGTAGGTGGGAGAGAGCAGCGCCCGAAGATAGCCGTCGGCTCCTTTTACACCGGGGTCACCGGGCTTGAACTTCCGGGCGCGGATGAGACGGGTCTCCTGCGTGCGGGAGAACCTGCGCTGCAGTTCTTCCTGCATTTCGTCGGGCTGGATGAAGCGTGGGTCGAACCACTTATCCCAACGGACACCCAACATCGAGCCCAGCTGGCTGCGGCTCCAGTCGGTCATGGAAAGCACGCCGATGTTCGGCACCTCGACATTCAGTCCCGGCATGATGCGGAGCTTGTCCAGCTGCACCACCTGGTCCTTGAAGTTGAGGTCTTGCAACTTATGGACCTCGTCACAGACGGAATCAAACTTGATCACCTTCCTCTGGTCCATCAGCAATCCCTGAGGGTTCATTGGCAACTCCTTTCGATTCGGCGGTTGGTGAGTCGGGAAACAGGATGCTGACCGCGTCGCTCTCCAGTGACGTAATCAGTTGATCCATGAGATCTCGGGTTCGCCGACTCTCGAACCCTAGCTCTGGCGCAACGGCCCCGTAAGGACGCCCGGTTTTGCCATTGACGTAGCCAAACCGGACTGTGCGGACGCCCTTTACCTTGTCGATCACCAGCTCGATTAAGACGAGGCTGTCGAAGATCGGTCGGCCAATGGCAGTCTGCATCACTTCTTCTCCAGCCAGTCGACGAAGCTATCGAGGTCTTTCTGGATGGTCTTGTGGTCTTTCCAGGCGAACTCGTGCGCCATGGCCGCTGCGTAGTTGTTGGCTCGCTGCATGATAAGTTCGTCACGGGCGCAGGGGATCATGACCGTGCAAGTGGTCTCGATGGTCATGCCTGATTCCCTGCTGCTCTCCCATCGCTTGATGCCGTGGGTCACCTGTACCTGGGCTGGCCCGTCTTCAATGTCGGTGGTCAGGTCTCTGGTACGATCCTCTTCTCGTACCTTTTTGCTGTCTTTGCTGGCGACTGCGTGCGTGTGGGCAGTCGCTCCTTTGGTCCTTCTGGGTAGCTCCTTCATTAGAAGTTCAGCTCCTTTGGCGAGCCCGGCATGAGGCTCAATGACGGCTCGTCCTCGTGGAAGGCCTGTCGCGCTACCTCTGCGTCAATCTCACCTTGGCGCATGAGCTGCTCGAGCTTGGAGACATCCACTTCGTAGATGGTCTTCGCCGTCAGGAACAGCTCCTGCTTGTCCTCGGGTACGTTGACCGCCAGGACGTGGCCGTCCCACCACTCCCGGCGCTTCTTCATGACCCCAAATTCTCCGATCACGAGACGGGCTTGGTCGGAGTCCTTCAGCTGCGACTTCAGGGCATGTACCGCCTCCCTGATACCGGCGTTGTAGTTCTCGATCAACCGGCGCAACTCTTGGATGAAGTCGTCGTTCTCGTCCATGAATTCACGCAGCTCGGTCTTGGCCCCACCAAACTTCTTTACCGCGTGTTCAGCCGGGGTCTCTTCAACTACATCTCTTCTTGCCCTTCTGGGGACTGCTCTCCCTGGCATGTGAGAAAAACCTCCTCGGGGTTGATGAACAAGTCGGTCTTGTTAAATCCACGGTCTGGGGGTGGTTCCCCGTAGTAGCGGTGGCGAAGTTGATCCACGTAGTAGATGGCTCGCTGCCAATCTACAAGCGCCTGATGCCAAACCCCACCGTAGGACTTATCCCCCGTCCCGGAAAGGAAGTCAGGGTGGTACATGGGCATGACGGGGTACGGGATCGAAGTCATTAAGCCGGGAACGGTACAGTCCTGTATCGTTCCATGTACCCTTTCCATTCGTATCCCGCGCTTCTTTGATAGCTCTGCGATCGTGGGCTTGCCGTACGCGACGATCAGGATGGGGTCCACGATGTAGAGGGCAGAGAGCCATAGCTGTTGGCAGGCTTCCTTCTCCTCCCCAGTAGGGTCTCTGTTCTCCGTGCGCTTTCTGCGAGTGTTGGGGTCTATGATTTCAATCGTTGGACGACATGCAACGATGTTTAGCAGATAGAGATCTGTTCGTTTGTATTGGATGGCTTTCAGGTAGTCATCCATGATCTCTCCGTTCGTCCCCCAGAACGGGTTGCCAGTCTTATCCTCCTCCTCACCTGGCCCGATCCCCAAGACCAGGATGTCGGCATCAGGGTTACCTTGTCCAAGTACAACGTGCTTGCGTTTCTCGTGCAGTGGACAGCGCTTGCAATCGGCCCAGAGCTTGTACAGCTCTTTGAGGCGCTCGGCCTTATTCATTCACCTGCTCCACTGGTAGTTCGTGATTTGAGGCTGAGGTATTCGTACGGACCCCCCTCGTCCGTTGGCCATCTCCGCATCTGCAGTCGGAGCTTGTTACACATCTTGTGGAACTGCCTGATGTAGACGTCGTCGAAGATCACAACCAGAGGATGCTTCATGCCTTCGCGGAATCGATAGCCTTGGATCCTGCCCATCCCCTGTTGGAGAGCGTTCTTCCCTCCGTCCGGGTGATTGCTCCCGAAAGGCGTCAGCCAGACGAGGGTGTCGAGCGAGTCCTCGTCAATGGCTTCCATCACCAGCTGGTGCGTGCCAAAGATCACCTGCCTCTCTCGCAAGGCCCTCCATCGCTCGGCTACCTTCTGGTCACCAGTGCAGATACCGCAATCGACTTTCAGGGCCTGAAACTTTTCGTACAAGAGCTTGAGTTGCTCTTTCGAATGGGAGAGCGCCAATACCTTCCTGCCGGCCGCCACCGCGTCCAGGAGATCCAGCGCGATGTACTCGTTGCGGTCAGGCATTTGACCGACATACACACGCAGCTTGCTAACGTTCGGGTTCCCACTCTTGTCTGTAATGATCTTGATGTAGTCGTCTTCAGGGATGAGAAACGGCGTCTGTCGGAAGCGGATGTTCGGCTTTACCGTCTGCATCAGATCTTTGTAGAAAGGATCTCCAACGTGGTAGTTGTAGATCACCTCGGTCCCGTCTTCGCGGCTGACGGTTGCACTGAGGCCATAACGCTGGCCCGGGAACATTGTGGCGGCAACACAAAAATGAGGCGCTGAAACGTGATGGACTTCATCGATCACAATTACACCGAAATACCTACGGATATCAGGTGAGACATAGTCGGGATAGCGAGCAAGCGTATGAAGCATGGCAACTGTTACCGGATGCCTCCAATCCCATTCATGTGGATCTCCTTGAATGGTCCCGACCCCACCTTCGAACTCCAAGAACTCTTCAATGCGGTCGCGCCACTGACTCATGATCGTTGTTTGATTGACGATGATGAGGGCGTTGAGACTCTTGTGTGCGATCGCATGGAGCGCGATGCAAGTTTTTCCCAAACCGCAGGACAGGTTTAAGATCCCGTGATTGGTGGCCATCATCGCGGAGAACGCGCGCTTCTGACGATCGGAGCCAGGTTCCTTCTTGTCCAACACCAATAGACTGCGATAGGTTGTACGTGGGAAATCCTGCGGGGTGAGATCTATGATCGGAAACGACAGCGTGTGGTAATCTTCGGACTTGATGTATTCTCTCGGCACCGCCACATGCGCTCCAGCATCTTCCCAGAGCTGGAGGAACTCCTGTCCAGTCTCCCCAGCGACTGTGAACTCCAACGAGGCCTTGACCGCGTGAGAGTTGATATGCTTCTTAGGGAGCCAGAGCTGAGTGCCGAGATATGCCTTGTCCGGGTCCTTCACGACGAACGCCAGGTCTGGCATCGTGGGCTCCTACAGCGATCATATCGGCTGCTGGGGACAGGGGAACATACATACACTGAACGTATATTCCCTGTCCAGGGTTTTCGTTAGAACCTGAAACGACAGAAGAACTGGTAGCCTTCATAGAGGCCCCCACGGCAAGCACCAGTCACACAATCTTTGCAGAAGCGATTGAAGGGCGTCTCTCCCTCTTGCACTTCACCGGCTTTACCGGCCCTCAACACCTCAGCATGCTCTTCCCGATCTCGGACAGGTATCCTAGATGAGACTCCGTGGCGTTTGTCCCGAATGACATCCGTGCATTCATCGTAATGCGGACAGCGCTGGCACTCGGGGTCGGTTGACCTGTAGTAGGCCTCTCGCCCAAAGCAGTCGGGGTGGTCCTCCGTTGAACGACGGGGGAATCGATCAGAATATCTCATAGGCATCTTTCCTCCTGGAAGCGAAGTTGTTGCCTTGTTAGAGGTCTTATAGCGGCAAATCTTCAATTTTTGCGCCCGCACAAGTTCCGGGAACTTGCTTGACACCAGCCGATCGACGTCGTTACTATCGGTCTTGCAAGCACTTTTTCGGGGAGAAATCTAAATGATCAATCAGCCGCTCGACTTCTACGACGATCCCGAGGGAAGCGTGCTCAAGAAGAGGGTGAGCGACTACAGCCGGCTGCCAGACTTCGTCAAGACTGCTGAGCAGCTCTCTGCCGATATCCGTAACCAGCTTCCAGATGACGTTTACGCCCTGGTCATGCTGGACAGCGGGCAGAAGATGCGCAAGTACGCCTGTACGGACAAGGGCAACACTACGCTGTCCGTCATCTACTTCCTGGAGAACAAAGACAGGCTGCCGATCGAAGCGCAGAAGACAGCGGCCGCCAATCTCGTGACCGCCTGCGGGTGGTACGACATGGAGCCGCCCGAGCGGTTGGTGAAGCTCTCCTATGAGTGGGGAGAGGAACTGACGGAAGATCTGAAGCTCCCTGGTGGGACGGTCCCGAAGGGAAGTCGCGCCATGCACCACGGGGGCAAGATTGTCGGTTACGCTGGGCGCACTGGTGGCAGGATCGATCCCAATGATCCTCGATCCAAGATGGAGCTGCAGGCGCTCGAACACATGAAGAAAGCCTCCGTGGAGAAGATCGCCCTCATTGGTGCGGCCATGAATGTCTTGGGGGCCGTTGATGCCGCGAAGCAAGGCAAAGAGAATCTGGCCAAGATGAAGGCCCGCCTGGGTGAGAGTGGTGCTCCACAGTCCCAAGAGCCCATGAAGGTCAGTGAGCTCACAGGGTCCGATGTCATGCCCTACAGCCCAGAGCCTACAAAGAAGGCCTCCCTTCACCCCCATGTGGACGTCACTGGTCTGCGGGCTCCGCAGAAGGTGGAGCACAAGCAGGCCAGCCAGCACTTCTGTCTGATCAAAGAAGGTAGCGCGAAGTATCCAATCGACACCGCGACCGAGGTAGAGAAGGCAGCCGAGTATTTCGTCAACTATGGAGATCGCTTCACGCCGTTTGAGCGCCATCGTTACTGCACGAACCTCACTAAGCGGGCAGAGGCCCTGGGCATGAAGATGCCTGATGTCGTCCGCAAGTACGGCTCAGCGGGTTATGATCCAAACGTGAAGCTAGCGGTCGCTCAGCGCCGCCGATTCTTCCATGAAGGCACCAGCGAGTATGGCCTGGTCAACGAGCTGATGGACAAGTGCGCAGCGATCATCCCAGAGACGTTTGCCGTCATGCTCGAGCAGTTCGACCGCCAGACGGGCCTGGCCGACCGCTGGGGCAATGGTGTGGACGACCCCTACTTTTCGGTCTTTGGCTTCACGAAGCAGGCCAACTGGAGCTTCACGTACGCCAACGACCACGTCAACGAAGATCAGCTTCGCAAGCTCTCGACCGAGCCCATTCGGCGGGAGCAGCTCAAGCGCCGTTTTGGCTGCGACATGGTGGAAGAGTTCGAGAAGGACCCCATCAAGATTTTCGATTCCCTTCCCCTGGAGCACAAGCGCATCCTCATGCACATGGCTTCTGGAGTTGAGGAGTAAGGAGAACGATCATGAGAACGAGTAAGTCCTTTAGCACTTTCGGGCCGCGGGTTTCTCACCTCATCGCAGGGCAGGGTGGTCTTGCTGGTGAGGTCGCAGACGTTCGCAAGGACATTGATGGTGCCTTCCAGGCTGCCGAAGGTCGTGTCGACTTTCCCGAGCTCGACTGGCTTGACGTCACGGCTGGCGTGCTGTTGGCCGCTGGTGGAGACATCCAGCTGCGGGGCCGGAATCTGCTCCAGGGGCAGACTTTCGACGCCCTCACCCTCGGGCTCACGACTGCGGCTCTCGACCTCGTTTGTCTGAAGCCGGGCGACAGCGAGATCGAAGTCAAGGTCGTCCAGGGTACTGTCGAGTCCGCTGTACTGTCTGCCGGTGTGCTCATTCTTACGCTGGCGACTGGAGGCACTACTTCCAACGCGATGGCCGCACTGGTCAACGCCGCTGCCTCCTGCCTCGGGGTGGTCTTCGGTACTGGCCATGGCGGCGGCAACATGCTGGTGGCTGCCCAGATCCCGATGGTTGGAGGCGTGGGCTACCACGCCGGCAACCAGGTCTTGGTCTCTGGCGTCGAGGCCAAGCCCAAGCACCAGATCGTCTCTTGGGCCGCTGGGGACATCACCGTGACGGTCCCGGCACTGACCGGGGCGTCCCCTGCACGGGCGGCCGGAGACATCGTCACGATCAGCGTGATGGTGAACGGCATCAAGACCTTGCAGCTGTCGGGTGTCCTGGCGTAAGATCTGGGCGTGGCCAGAGACTATGAAGGGGAGCTCCGGCAAGTCCTAGAGAGCACGGGCAAGCCCGTAGCTCCAGATCCACAAGTAGCCGCAGCCCGACCTTCCATTACGGAGGAGGCCCCTCCTCAGGTCGAACGCGGACCAGAAGCTCCGTTCTCGACCAAGAACCTTTTTGTCCATCATGACTCCCATCCATTGGTGCTGGACATCAAGCTGACGGACAAGTACGGGACCGATTGGTTTGAATGGTTGCCGGAAACCTTGTGGCGAGAGATCATGGATGATTTTCGTACGCCATCAATTTCAGACCACGTGAAGTCCAAAATCCAAGCAGTCAAGACCGTCCACATCAGCGACTGGACGTTCGGCAAGTGGGAGGTTTTCAGCATCATCACGCAGGCGCTGAACAACAACATACCCGACTTCGAGGTCATGAGAAAACCCACCATCCCGCAGCTGTTCGCGGCTGTCGATATCATGACCATGATCAGGAACGATGTCGAATTCAGTCCTGAGATTCAAGACTGGTGCGCTGCAAGCATGATTGATAACAGTGTCATCTTCGCACCACAGCCTCTGGCTTTCTGCCAAGATGAGATCTTGGCCATCCAAAAAACCATTGGAGCCCCGGTAGATCCCACGCCGGTGCAGGAGAAGTGGCGATCAGTCTCCTCCATCCCCCTCGACCAAGTGGTTTTGGAGGAGACCTCTGTGGACATCCAATTGGCCAAGTTACTTGCTGCTCGGAGCTACATGCAAATGCGTAGAGACCAGATGACAGCGCAATTGAAGGTGTTGGCATGAATCCGATCATGGCCCTGAGCATGGCCCAAGAGCTAACGAAGTCGGCGACTCTGCCGGCCACAGTACGACGACTGCTTGCAAGAGGGGCAGGGCGTGCGCTTGCACAAGGTGGCTTGGTGCGCACGGTTGGTGGTGGTGCAGTCGGTGGTCTACTTGGAGCTATCCCACGAGGAGAAGAAGGTACTCCCGAAGAGATGTCTGCTCGACGGAGGTCCAGGATTGCTAAGGGTGTTCTTTTGGGGGCGGCTGGTGGTTACGCCTCGCCACTCCTTACATCTGGTGGACGCCAACGAGCGGTTGAAGGCGCAAAGAGGTTCTACTCCAGAGAGAAGCATGGCCTCCTAGGTGGAGCGGCCCCCGCAAGTATGGAACATGGTCTTAGTCCTGCGAGTTTGCTAGAGCACCAGCAGGCTGTACAACAGGGAGCGACCTCCATTCCTGGAGTCTTGAAGGGCATGGTTACCAAGCCCGGTGAGCTCATCCGAGGTGGGTGGAATCAAGGTGGCACGTTTGGCAAGGTAATGACATTGACGAGCGCGGGGATGGGAATCAAGGACGTCATGGATCCTGAAGCTCCTGGTGGGAGGGCGGAAAAGGCCGGTCGCATGCTCGGTGAGACTGGTGGTTATCTTGTGGGCAGCAGGTTGCCGTTCATGAGCAACATGCTCTTCAGTACCGCTACCGGCGCGGCGGGTAAATACCTCGGCCGAGCGGTGGACAAAGTTACGGGCAGCGGACAGCAGCCCCTACCGCAGGCGGCCCCATGAACGACTTTGGTGGAAGCTTTGGAGCCGGCCGCTTTAGCCGTGCTCGAGGTCGAATTCAAGGCGGACAAGGGCAAGGGATCAACTACCCAAGCCCGTTCTTTGATGTCGCCCACACCTATCTCCCTACCACCGTCAAGCAGATGTTCCGGTGGTGCCGGTATTACTTCTTCGTCCATCCTCTGATCAACGCCGCCATCTTCAAGATGTCCCAGTATCCGATCACAGATCTGGTGTACTTCAGCAAGGACCCGCAGCTCAAGGACATGTGGAAGAACTTCCTGGAGACGCAGCTGATGTACCGCGGTTTCCAGGAAGAAGTTGGACTGGATCACTTTTGTTACGGTAACGCCCTCATCAGTATCTTCTTCCCTTTCATCAAGATGCTGGAGTGCAGGGAGTGTCATTACAGTGCGCCGGCCAAAACCACCAACTACTACTTCCGCAACTTCCAGTTCTACTGGCAGTGTCCACGTTGTCAGCAGCATGGTGAGGCCAAGGTTCACGACAACTACGTGAAGTCCTCCCGCGGGATCCGACTTCTGCGCTGGAATCCGGAAGACATCGACATCCGCTACAACGATCTGAATGGCGAATATACCTTCTTCTACGAGATGCCCGTGCAGTTGAAGAACGACATCATCATGGGCAAGAAGAACGTCGTGGAAGAAGTCCCGCAGGTCTTCATCGAGGCTCTTCAAAAGCGCAAGGCCGTCGTCCTCTCGCGCGATAACGTCTATCACTTCAAGCGTCCGACGCTGGCAGGCAAAGACCGGGGATGGGGCATCCCGCTCTTGCTGCCGGTACTGAAAGACGCCTTCTATCTGCAGGTGATGAAGAAGGCCCAAGAGTGTGTGTCCCTCAGTTCTTTGCTTGAGACCAAGAACGGTCTCCTTAGGGCTGATGATGTTGACGTAGGGGGACAAGTCAGGACTCATACTGGCCAATGGCAAAGGGTGGAAGAGAAGTGGTATCGAGACGCGCGTGAGGGGGAAATTGGTCGAAAGATCATTCTGACTGGGTTACGCTCTTTTAGTGCAACTTACTCTCCTCAACATCCGATCTTCACGATTCGACGAAATGAGGAGAATCGTAGGATCGACACGAAGGACGCACAACGGTCGTCTGTAATCTTGCGGAACCCCCATCTCTATGAAGAAGTCCTTTGCCCGGCTGAACAGCTGGAAATTGGTCAGTATGTCCTTTACCCCCGGGCACTGCCATCCTATCCCACTGACGTAGATGTTGCTGCCTACACAGGCCTGACAACCACTGATGGATACGTCTACAGCGGTTGTGGGGAAGAGACGGCTGTCGCATTCGAGGCTCTCGAACGTGGTGAGCATGTGTTTCATGATAACGCTGGCCGTGTGGCAAAAAGAACCATGAAAGAGGGGCGCACGCCAAAACGTATGGCTAGTGTCCGCGCAATGACTACGGACTTTGCCTATATCTTGGGTTGGTATGCTAGAGACGGTAGCTGTGGGTCTCGACATGTGGGCTTCTCTTTGGGTAAGGATAATGACGCCAAACCTTTGATGGACGCCATTCGACAAGAGTTTGGTGTCGAACCTACAATTGAGGAGGGAGTGTCCATCAATACGGTGGTTTTGTCTGATACGATCGTCAGACATCTAATCAAGGGAATGATCCCAGGAACTGCCCGGCACAAACGAGCGCCAATAGAGATCCTAGATGGGGTGAATGAAGTGAAGTTGGCCTATCTGAGGGGTCTTTGGGATGCGGATAGGTGTAGAGGGGTTCGCAAAGGATCTGTTTCTACCAGTAGTAGAGAACAGGCGTATGATGTGTACCGGCTATTGCTTCACTTTGGATGTATTGCAACGGTAGACAAACTGGGGCCCAAGTCTAGCATTATAAATGGCAAGGAAGTGCGCGGATCCGGTTCTTATAACGTGAATACGTGCGGTGCATCCTTTGCCCGATTACGATCTCTGTGGGAGTGTGGAACCGGCCCGGAAGTAGCATCGGGCAAGAGTGGCTTCTTTTGGAAGGAATACTTTGCTACTCGTATCTGTGCGGTGGAGGAGGTAGAAGAAGATCAGTATATTGACTTCAAGATCGCAAATGATACCACCTTTTGTACTCCCGGCACAGCTACCAAAAATTCTATCCTACTTGAGCACATCGTGCCACTACGTGTGCTCTTCCCACAGGCCGGCAGCGCTACCAGCGATCCATTTACGTCGATCAATCTTGGTGATTGGAAGGATCATATCGCTGATGAAATAAATCATTGGAGAGTCGATCAAAACTACATTCCGATCCTCCCATTGCCTATCGGGCAACAGACTATTGGTGGTGACGGCCGAGCCCTACTTCTTGGGCAAGAGATCCGAGTATGGAGTGAGCAGATCATTACGGGTATGGGATTTCCTCAAGAATTGATCTTCGGTGGTGTGTCTTTTAGTGGCAGCAATGTCAGCCTGCGGATGTTGGAGAACTTCTTTCTCGGTTACATGATCAATCATCGTCGACTCCTGCACTGGGTAATGAACAGGATCTCCAGCTACATGAACTGGAGCATGATTGATGTCCGCTTCAAGCCGTTCAAGATGGCGGACGACCTCCAGCGCAAGGCCTACAACTTCCAGCTCAACCAGGCGGGAAAGATCTCCGACGGTACGTTGTTGGCTGATGCTGACTTCGATGCCGAGAAGGAGGACGAGGCCATCAACCTCGAGACTGCCAGACGGGCCGAGAGCATGAAGAAGAGCAGGTTGTCACAGGCGGAGATCGAGGGCGAAGCGCAGATGGTTATGACGCGCTACCAGCTTAAGAGCCAGAAGGAACAGGCACAGATGCAGGCGTCCATGACGCCAGCCCCGGGTGAGCCAGGAGCTGAGGCTGAAGGCGTGGCAGAGGGTGGGATGCCACAGCCAGTAGGCGAGCAACAGGCTCAGCCTGGCCAGCCTCAAGGGCAGCCACAAGAGCAGCCCGCTATGCCTGGAGCAATGTCAGCCTTCCAGTCGCCTCTGACTTTAGGCGCTCAGCAACCGGCACCCACAAGTCCTGAACAAGCGGGGGCATTGAACATCGACTTGCTGGCAGCCGCCAGTCAGCTCGCTCATTATCTGGCTAAGCTCGACGATCGCAGTCGGCAGATGGCGTTGCAGAACCTGCAGACGAGCTCACCCGAGCTGTACGAGACCGTGGTCGGCATGCTAAATAGTTTGGGGGTTGGCCAACAGGCACCCGCGGGGCAGCCCCTGCCTGAGCAGAGGCTACCCACGCGGTCACCCGGTGCTGCACTTATCTAGCTGCGGCTTTTCTTGTAGACTCCGTCTACCGTGTCCGTCAGGATGGGAACCACCTTCCCATCCACGATTTCCGGTCTGCCCCCTACGAGCTTCAGTGTCGTCCCCCTGCGAAGGGTCTCGTTGAGATCGCTAACGGCATCCGCAAGAAAAGCTATTGCGTACGCCGTCTCCCTGCCCTCAATAACGTTTCCGGGATTTCTGAGAATCCTGTCTAGCCTGTGGATATAGCTCATCCATTGCTCCTGTTCTCGGGGGGGGGGGGGGTTCA